GACAGCGGCCAAGCTACACCACCGTAAAGCCAAGGTCCATCGCGGCAAGGATACGGTCGCCAATATTCTCTATGTCTGCGCTCCGTGTGGCCTTGCGATCTCGTCCGGCGCGCCAGAGACAATGACCTTCCGCACATTCTACTACCAGCCGGAAGGCTACGGCGAGGATGGCCGCTTCTGGCAACCGAAGCATAAGGGCGCGATCCCCGGCGAGGCTCCCGGCAATCCCAACTGCGGAGGCGCGAATGAGTAATAAATGCCCCCTCTGCTTCCACGACCGCGTGTATCATGGTTGGAATGTCTGCGTGTTCCCCGACTTTACTGTGAACCCCCCGAAGGTTTGCGGGTGCGATGGCTGCGCTAAGGAGTCTAAATGACGAAGGAAGAAATGAAGCAGGCGTTGCTCGGGGCCGGGATGAAGAAGGACTACAAGGTGTCCTGGGACGATGTTATCCGCTTTGATGTTCGGGGAGGGCATGAGGTCAAGGACGGCCTCCTGCGCGGGACCGAGATAGTCCTGGCTAAAGGGGAGTTGGTCGTCTGGACGGCCAAGACCAGGAAGGCCCGCGACTTTACCAAGGCCCGAGGGATCAAGATGCGCGAGCTGACTGGGGAGTGCGAGTTCCGACTTCCAGCCAGCCAAGGGGACGAGTTTTTGACTATTTGGGGGGCCAAGGTCAAGCGGGTGGCCTCAGAAGCCCTCAAATCGCGGCTCGATGATATGCGCCGGAAGGCCCAGGAAGCTAAAAATACCCTGGCCGGGGCGCGAGAATGACCCCTTCCACCCCAAACAGGGCTGTAGATACCCCAAAATCGTGGGAGGCCCGATTTAGAGGGTCAAAAGCAAAAACAGCCGCCCGCAAGGCAAGGCGGGCTGATAACGCCCGATTCCAGGCCGAGGCTACTGGCGGGAAAGTGGTAGGGAAGGTGGGGGTGAAGAAGCCCAAGACCATCAACCGCACGATACAGATGAAACGGCTGAAAAAGTCGGGCCTCGTCAAGTGGTCGCTTGCTGTCAGGGCGAGGGACGGCCATAAGTGTTTAATGTGTGACAAGACCGAGTATATGCAGGCCCATCATTGGTTGTTCCGCAAGGCGCACAGCGTCCGGCTTGCGCTCGATCCAGCCAACGGTTCGACCCTCTGCTATGGTTGCCATATCGGAAGAATCCACCGCGACGGGGATGGTGAATTTATGATGCAGCTGTTTGAGAGGATGATTTCTATAGTCGGACAAGCGAAGGTTGACGAGATGCGGTGGACCGGACGAAACCCGACCCCGGTGTCGCTTGAGGAATTACAGATTGCTGTGGAAAAACTTTAGGTTTGACACCATAATGGACATAATGTATAATCCAAGCGTGATGAGACTGACGGGGCATTTTGTTTTTGCACCTCCCGAGGAGAACGCCCTGCGCTCTCATCACACTCGGGGGGTGTTCTTTTTATGAAGACGATACCGCTGACTTTGAATGACAAGCAAACAAAAGTCCCACAAGACGCCAAAATTTGCGGTCGCTGTAATGAAATTAAAGACACCATCGAATTTAATAGGAATACAAATTCTGCCGATGGCCGCCAGTCGTTGTGCATTATATGCTGTCACGCGTACTCAAAGGTGTGGCGCGAGGAAAACAGAGCGGCCATAAAGGCCAAGAAGTCGTCTCATAGAAAAGAAAACAAGGATAAATACAGATCAAAGCAGAGGAGTAAAGTGTACGGGATTTCGGAAATCGAAATTGACGCATTAATTGTCATGCAGAATAACACTTGCGCCATATGTTGTTTTGAATTCACATCAAAGGGTAGCTTTCATGTAGACCACAGCCATAAAACTGGCGCGATTCGCGGGCTATTATGCCCGCATTGCAATAAAGGTCTAGGAATGTTCCGCGACGATGAATCGCGCCTTTCTCGTGCTGCCCTATATTTGTTAAGTCACCGTGACTGAGACAAAACCGCATACGGTCCCCATCATCGGACTGTATGCCACCGTCACGACCACGCGGCTTTCAGCGCAACACATCCGCGTTCTGGAATGAAAGACACCAGGACCCTGACGGACCATTTTACGGAGGAGTAAATGCCATGGGTCTATCTGCCATATCTCTGTTCAGCGGAGCCGGGGGACTTGATTTATCTGCCAAGTGGGCCGGAATCTCCACAAAGTGCTATGTCGAGTGGGACAGATACGCCCAAGCCGTCCTCGTCAGTCGTATGCGCGACGGGGGACTCGACGAAGGGCCGATTTGGGACGATGTCACCACATTCGACGGCAAGCCCTGGCGTGGAAAGGTGGATATTATTTTTGGCGGATTCCCCTGTCAGGACTTGTCCGTCGCCGGGAAGCGGGCAGGTATCATCGAAGGAAAACGAAGCGGGCTTTGGTCAGAGTTTGCCAGAATCATTGATGAGGTACGCCCCCGCTTCGTCCTCGTGGAGAATGTCCGAGGACTACTCAATGGGGGACATATTGGAACCGTTCTTGGGGACTTGGCCGACTTGGGGTATGGTTGTTGGTACAGAATTCTTTCAGCCTCCGCAGTTGGCGCACCTCATAAACGCGAGCGCGTCTGGATCATGGCCGACACCAAATGTTTCGGATCGTTACAATGCGAACCCAATACACGACAGGGCGAGGAGGTATCTGCGCGGGCTAGTTCATTCGCCCGATGTAATGACCGCACCAGAGGCGAACAGAATTGGGCAGTTGAACCCAGTGTGGGTCGAGTGGTTAATGGGATGGCCTACCGCGTGGACAGAATTAAGTGTCTCGGAAACGGCGTGGTTCCGCAGCAAGCCCTCCCGTTCTTTGAAGAGGTCGTCAAAATGAGCAAGGATAAATAAAATGACTGACTTAGAGAAGATGGCCCTGGCCGTGATGTTTGTTCTCGCCGGAGGTCTTGGGGGGATCAAGGTCGGGAACGAACTCAAGATGACTCGGGCCTACGATAGACAAGCCGCCGCACTCGAACGGATCGCAGACGCATTGGAGAAATAACATGAACGAAATATGTGACGAGATTGACCGAGTTCTAAGCCATCTAACCCTGGCCGACTGGTGTACCCGGATCAGCTACGGGGTCGTTGGGTTCTCGATGGTGTACCTCGCTGGACATTTGATTGCGTGGTGGATGCGATGAAGCTGATACCGCTAACGCAAGGGCAGTTCGCCAAGGTTGACGACGCTGACTACGATGAGTTGTCGAAACATAAGTGGTGCGCCCATTGGCATCATCGCAGAAGTCTATTCTACGCCGTCAGAAGTTCACGAACGCCAAATGGCAAGATCAGGACAATTATGATGCACCGACAGGTTCTCGGCTTGATAGACCGGAAGACTCATGGAGACCACAAAAACCATAATACGCTAGACAACCAACGCGAGAACATCAGGGCCGTGACGAACTCGCAGAACCATATGAACCGCAATGGGGCAACGCGCAACTCAAAGACGGGTGTGCGTGGAGTTGGCAACAACGGATATGGATACCAAGCGAGAATTACCGTAAACGGGCGGGGTTTATATCTCGGGACATTCCCAACAGCCGAACTCGCATCTGTAGCTTATGCTGCCGCGAACAAGTTGTATTTCGGTGAGTACGGGGGGGTGCAATGTTAACGGCAAAGTCCACGATGGTAGAGATGTTCGACGCTTACGATAAGGCCAACCCGGAGATATACCTAGCGTTTATCGGCTTCACTGGCGATCTCGTCGCGGCTGGAGCTACGCGCGGCGGGGCGAAGATGATCTGCGAGCGTATCCGATGGGAGACCGCTGTCCGTGCAAACAGAGAGGTCGGGGTGCCAGTCTGGAAGCTGAACAACAACTTCACGGCCTACTACGCTCGGAAGGCAGCGGCAGAGTTCCCGGCCCTGTTCGGGGAGTTCTTCCAGATGCGGGAGAGGGGACAATGAGCAAAGGCGACCACCACTTCGACGAGATTACCGCTTGACAGCTGGATGAGCATGGACTATACTTTAGATGTCGAGGGCGGAGCGGTTTTTTAATTTGGGTCGGGCTCTCTAACCGCTACTCCCTCGACAAGAGTGCAAAAGAGAGCCCGACCTTTTAAATGTCGAGGGAGGATTAAGCATGAAGGAAATTAAGTTGACTCAGGGGCAGGTCGCGCTTGTAGATGACGAGGACTTCGTAGAGTTGTCGAAACGCAAGTGGTATGCGGGGTGGGATAAAGGGACTAGTTCATTTTATGCCATGCGATGGGAGGCAGGTAAAACAGTGCGTATGCATCGCCAGATTCTCGGCCTTACTGACCCGAAGATTCATGGCGACCATCGGAACCACCACACCCTCAACAACACGCGGGTCAATCTGCGTATTGCAACATCGAAACAAAACGGAAGCAACCGTAGCGGTGCCCCAGTAAACTCAAAGACGGGCGTGAGGGGGGTCCGCGTCTACCGTTCTGGTTATCGGGCCAAGATTGTATCTGGGGGGGTGAGTATTTTTCTTGGGGACTTCCCCACAATCACACTAGCCGCCGCCGCCTACGCCGCCGCGAACAGACTACACTTTGGTGAGTTCGGGGGGATGCCATGAGCAGAGGCGACTCGCATTTCGATGAAACGACTACGATAGGTGACCGCGACCATGTTATCCGTGCGACATGGACCGTGACCAAATATTGCCCCGCCGTCTGTAATCCAGACTCCCCGCGATTCGGTCCAGCGGAAGGGGGTGATATCGAGGACTTCACGGCATGGTTGATCTTCACCCGCAAGTCAGACAAACGCCCTTGGATCAATCACAAGCGTTTCAAGTGGGGTGAGAGGGCGAAGAAGAACCGCAAAGGGCAATGGGAGATTTCCCGACCTATCGAGTTGAGCGAGGATCAGCAAATGAAGATCGCGGAGCAATACGAGGGGGATGAGCGATGAAGCGCGGAGAAGCCAGCCACGGAGAATCCCGCGTGGAAGTATCAGCGCGGTGCCTAGAGGGATTGCACGGTCGCTGCGCGAGCATGAACTGCCAATGCCCAGACGACGGGTGCTCCTGCTCGATGAACCCGAGGCCGGAGCCTAAGAAATCGAAGAAGGGCAAATGAGGTATATTATACTTCTGATGCTCGCTCCTCTCGCCGGATGCGCTCACCTCTGCTCCCCGGCTCGATCATATCCAGACCCGATCATCCGGGGTGCCTTCGTCTACTACCCTTCAACCTGCGAGGTCATAAAATGAGTGGCGCACTAACAGCCCAGATGGTTGATCGTGCGATCTGCCGGGAGTGCGGTCAGGCCAAGCCACCGATGTTCTTCTGCCGCTACCCCGTCAAGGCCAGTGCCTACCGCCAGGCTGGACCGTGCGAGAGGACGGTCCACCGCAACGGGGATCGGTGCGTTGCCCACCCATCACGGACAAGGGGGGGTGCAAGGTGAAGGACTGGATGTGGAATACTCGTAGCCGATTAGACGGCATTGCTCTGCTCCACGCGGAGATAGCAAACCTTAAAGCCGAGCTTGCCACCGCGAAGCTGACTATCGCGGATTTGACCACCGCGAAGCGTTGCGGCCTGTGTGGTAGCACTGCCTGTCTTAATTACCCTGCCTGTGCCAGATACAAGGCTGAGAGGGTTGGGTGATATACCTGACCGGGGCCGGGGTCAATCCGCAGACGCTCCCTGTCCTAACCTCTCATCCGATGGTGGGCGTCCTCTCAACCCCCAAGAGCATCATCAAGGCATACTCGTCGCAGTTCAAGGTGTGGGCCGCTGATAACGGGTGCTTTGCTGAAAAGCCATCCTCCCCATTCGTCCTGTCCGAGTACCTGTCATGGCTTGATAGCCATGCCGACATTTCAGACAGATGTTTGTTCGCCACGGCTCCCGATGTGGTTGGTGACGCAGTTAAAACATGGGAGAGATCGCGGCCCGCATTTGAGCCGATACGGGATTGCGGGTACAAGGTGGCTCTCGTTATCCAAGACAGGTCGGAGGATATGGACCTGGACTGGTCTGCCTTCGATGCGGTGTTCGTCGGCGGCTCTACTGCGTGGAAGATGTCAGACTCAGCCCGAAGCGTTGTCAGCGAGGCCCGCCGCCGGGGGATGTGGGTTCACGCAGGGCGCGTCAACTCGTATTCCAGGCTTGCTTATTTCTCAATGATCGGGGCGGGTTCGGCAGACGGGACATTCCTCAAGTTCGCGCCCACCGAGAACATCGAACGAATGAAGCGGTGGCTACAAAAATTAAACGATGCGCCTCACATGGAGTTATACGATGGCTACAAACAGATACCGCATTAATGACCTGTACTACACGATCCAGGGCGAGGGTTCCCGTGTCGGCGTCCCCTACATCTTCCTTCGCTTCTCGGGGTGCGTCGTCGGCAAGAAGGCTTGCCCCGTCGCCTGTGACACGATGTTTGAAACAGGCGAGTGGATGACCGTGGACGAGATAGTGCGGGAGGTCCACCGCGTGTCGGCAACGGCAATACATAAGACAAAGCGCGTCCTCATCACTGGCGGGGAACCGCTGTCATATTACAACGAGACATTGGAGCAAGCCCTACGCGACAGCGGCGTGGTTGAGATCGCCTGTGAGACAAGCGGAGCCGTGAAGCGAAAGGCGCACATTGATTTCATCACCTGTAGCCCGAAGGTTTCAATGGAGAGGGTGCGAGAGAACTTCCCATGCGGCGTGGACGAATTAAAATTTGTGCTACGCTACGGGCAGAAGCCACCTGATATTGGAGAATTCCCGGCACACCATGTATTCATCAGCCCTGAGTTCGACGGCGACAAGCTCAACCAGGCCAATCTCGACTGGTGTATTGATATGGTGAAGCGCGGCCCGCAGAGGATGCGACTCTCCGTGCAGACCCATAAATTACTGGGTATAAAATGACCGCCGCAATCCGCGCCGAGGAGAGGGGGAAAGGGAAATGAGCGACGAAATATCGACAGAGGACCGCGAAGTCCGCAAGCGTTGCCTACAGGGAGCCCACGCTGACAGCGGCGGGAGACTCGGGAGCATCTGTATCCCCTGCAACGCGCTATCCATGCACGACCTCCTCGCCGCAAACGCCGCGCTCACCCTCGCCTCTAAGGGCTGGGAGAACGAGGCCAAGGAGATGCTGGCGAGGGCAGAGAAGGCCGAGGCCAAGAACGAGGTCCAGTTCCAGGCAATCACTAGGTACAACAATCGACAGCTTGATGCCGAGGCCAAGGTCGCCGCGCTTGTCTTGGAGCTTGCCGCCGTCCAGACGAGTGCGCTGTACCAGTCAACGCAGGAGGCTAGGGCAGAGGTCGCCGCGCTCCAAGACAGGGTGAAGGTGCAGGTGGAGGTGCTCAAGAAAGCCCTCGCCTACCTCGTCTCGCTCCAGGGTGAGGAGAATGACGGGGATGTACAGTTCCTTTTGCGGAGAACTATCGCCGCCCTATCCGAAGGCGGGGAGAAGCCGTGACTGCCCGAGGCGAGCGCAGGTCCAGAACTGATCGGGTGGTATCCCGCCGCATCAAGGCGGCGAAGATCAGCGGCTATGTCGAACCCAAGACTGGCAAGTACAAAAAGACCCCGCCAATCTGCTATTGCGCGATGTGCCGCCTAGGAAGAAAGCCGGGGCAGATGAAGCTACGAATAAAGTACACTCCCGATAGCACGGGGGATTAGAGTGGACGATTCAGAGCTTACGGCTGTCTGGGCGCGGCACGGGTGGATCGTCAGGTCGGAGGTATTCTACAAGGAGATGCTGCCCCTCATGCGGGAGGCGAACCTTAAAGGCCGAGCCGAGGGTCTAGCCCAAGCCGCCGACCTTCTCGCGAAGTATCGCGCGGAGGGAACGCCCAGGAGCTTCTACGAGAAGCTGATGTCAGATAGCGCGGCCAAGGCTCTAGCGGAGATCGTGCCACCGAAGCCTCGCGGAGATTAGGAGTGCTTCTCTAGGTACGCCGCAGCGGCTCTTAGGACTTCAGGACGGTCACGGAAACCACCAAGACCAGTGTTGCACCCATGGCATAATAATGCGCGGACGGAATTGGTTTTATGGTCATGGTCAACGCTCAGTGCGTTGCCGTTCATGTTTACCCCCCCACATATCGCGCAAGCGTTGTTCTGCGCCTCCAACATCCGGTCGTGGGTGATTAGATCAAGCCCGTAGTTTCTCTTTATGTGGTAATGACGAAGCGTAGCTTTCCGTGATGGACGCTGACGATTGAGGTGGCCCCTGGCCTTCCCTGCTGGGCTTAATTCGTACCTACGAGACGCGGCCTTACCCATTGGGCCTGCCGAATACTCGCGCCTGGATGTCTTCGCCTCGGGCCTTAATTCGTACATACGCCTCGTCTCCCTCCCCTCTGGACTTGAAGCATATTCGCGTCTCGCGGCCTTAACCGCAGGGGTAGATGCGTACGCCCTCTTGGCCGCCATGAAAGCCGGGTCTTCACTGTGTTTCTTGTAGTTCTCCCTTCGCCAGGCATTGAGCCTCACTTTCTTGTGCTCCATCCCTTCCTCCTAAAATTAAGAGCCGCCCACTTTGTAGATCGCTGCGAGGCTGATCTGGTAGTGTGGACGGCCCAAAATAGGAAAACCAGCACAGCCTCGCACTCAAAGGATAACATGGATGGGGCATAAATACAAGGCCAACGCGATGGTTTTGGGTCTTGACAAAAAAGAGGCAATAGCATATTATTCGGGCGATGCCACCAGTTTGCAGAACCATATCGCCCTCTCGCCATGCGACCAGTGAACTTCGCCCCGGTGGGGAGGGCCTGCTCTGATGCCGAAGCTCTCAAAATCGTATAACCACAAGGCAAGCCAAAAGAAAAAGAGACAGGATCGTTTCATCCTTGCGTTCCAGATGACCGCGAGTATCTCGTCCGCCTGTGCCAAGTCCGGCATTGATCGTTCTTTATTCTACGACTGGAAGAAGAATGATCTGGAGTTCCTAACTCGATTTGAGGACCTCGACATGGCCCTCACGGATAAGCTTGAATCAAAAGCAGTAGACCTGGCTATGGACGGTGAGACGCCCGTCCTGATGTTCCTCCTCCGCGCGAGACTCCCAGGTAAATACCGAGAGAAGCAAGAAATATCCATTGAGGGAGCAGTACCACTCAGTATTACATTCAGTAATGACAAGGGGGTACTAGTTGCTTCGGCTCCATCACTTTCAAACGCAGGCACTTCGAGCCTCGCTGTATGATAATGTCCCCTTCGTCCTCCTCCTTGCCGGGGTTCAGTCAGGAAAGACTACGGCTGGTGCGGCGTGGGAACTAATCCAGTGGCAACGCAACCCGACAAAGGACCACTTGATCCTAGCTCCTACCCACAAGGTTCTACAGCACTCGACCCTACGCAAGCTAGATTCTCTAATCCCAAAGGGATGGGCGACCTTCAACCAAAGTCAATCGGTCTACAATCTGAGATGGGGCGGCAAGGTGTTCGTGAGATCGACGGAGGACCCCGACGCTATGGAGGGGATGTCGCCTCATTCAATATGGGCCGACGAAGCGGGGAAGTATTCATCCAAAGCGTGGGAGAACATCCAGGCGCGGAGATCGGCAACGCGAGGCCCAGTGTTATTGACAAGCACCCCATATGGCATGGGCTGGATGTACCACGATTTCTACCAAAAGTGGCTGAAGGGTTTACCCGAGTACAGGGTCGTACATTTTCGATCAATCGACTCCCCCTTCTTTCCGAAAGAGGAATGGGATCGAGCGAAGCGGGATATGCCCGACAAGGTGTTCCGTCGCAAGTTCTCTGGCATCTTCACGCCCTTAGAGGGTTTGATCTATGACGGCTTCGATGCTGACGCTATGGAGCTTGACCTCGCCTCAGTTCCTGCGGGCTGGCAACGCATCGGTGGGATCGATCATGGGCATAGCGAAGGACACCCTGCCGCTATCGGCATCTGGGCCTCTCCTAACTTCGACAACCCAACCGCAGAAGTCTGGAAAGTCGGAGAGTTCAAAGGACATGGACTCCTACTCTCCGAGCTATGGGGTAAAGCTGTGAAGCTCATGGAGTTCACCGGACCCGTAAAGATTTGGTATGCCGACCCAAGCGCGGCCCAGGAAAATGCCGAGCTTAAAAGAATCGCGGGGGCTAGTATATCGCGATTGAATGGTGCTATAAATGCAGTCGACTACGGGATCGAAAGGATTCAAGGCTTGATGAAGACTGGAAGGTATCGTCTCGCTAAAGGGCGATGCAACGGGACGAAGGACGAACTTTCCGTTTTTGCGAGGGACGACAAGGGTCGCGTCATAAAGGAGAATGATCACTTGATGGACGCAGATAGATACGCACTTGTGACACACATGAAGCCCCGGTCTAGGATAACGGTACACTAATGCCCGAATACTTCGGAGCCATCCCTATCGTGACCCTCGACATGATCCGTGACTCCATCATGCGGGCGCGCCTCTCTGCTAACTCTGCACGGAAGGAGGAGGCGGCAAAGCGGATCGACTACTACCAGGGCGAGCAGCTCTCCCACCTCCACGATGTCCTCAAGCGGCAGTTCAAGCACCCCGAGCGTCTCCGGCTTCAGCCTTCTTTCTCCAACCTCACGCGACGGATTATCAACGAGGTATCCGTCGTCTACAAGAGATCGCCTACCCGCTTCCTGACGGGCAAGGACGGCAAGCGGATTGAAGGCCCGAAGTCTGACATCTTCGTTGAGATGTACGAGGGCGCGCGCGCCGACTCCGTTCTCAAGAAGGTCAACCGCTACACCAACCTCTTGAACACCATCCTGGTTCAAGCCGTCTGGCGTAACGAACGGGTTGAGCTGGACATCATCACGCCGGACATCGTGAATGTCGTCCAGGACGCTATCGACCCGACGCGGGCCTCGGCTATCATCATCGAGCAGTCCTACGCAGACACGGTAGCCCTGGAAGGCCCGCAGAACCCATTCGGTGCCTCGAAGCTGATGATCGCCTGGACCAAGGACGATCACATGGTCTTTGACGAGCAGGGACGAGCGAGGCCGGAGCTTGCGAACGAGGAAGGGACGAACCCATACGGGATACTGCCCTTCGTGGTGTTCCGCGATGCCTACCCGGACTCCTACTTCTGGAACACCGGGACGGACGACCTGATCTGCGCCCAGGACACCTTGAATGTCCAACTGACCGAGCTTAACCAGTTGGTCAAGATGCAGTCCTTCTCTATACCAGTCATCATCGGTGACGCGCCCCCGGAAGGCGTGACTGTCGATCCCTCTAACTTCATCTCCATCCCTCTAGGCGACTCCACGGCGGGCAAGGGCCAGCCTGACTTCAAGTTCGTGACGCCCTCCCCTAAGATGGCAGAGGTCCTTGAGGTTATTAAGGAGACCGTTCGCCGGATCGCTGACGACTGGGGCCTGTCGATGGAGGCGTTCAGCCTCTCCGGCTCCCCTTCCTCCGGCCTGGCCCTCAAGCTGTCCAACCTCCGCTTGATCGAGCGTCGGGAGGACGATGTCGCCCTTTACCTGGACTACGAGAAGGAACTCTACACGGTCATGCGGGCTGTCCATAACGCTAATGTGGCCCCGGCCATGCGCTTGCCGGAGGATGCCAAGTTCGGTATCAACTTCGCAGAGCTTGAGTTCCCCGAGGACCCCGCCGCAGAGGACCTCCGATGGATCACGCGGATTAATCAGAACATCAAGAACCGCGCCCAGTGGCTCATGTCTATCGACCCTGACATCAAGACCGAGGAAGATGCCGCCGAGAGGATCAAGGCTAACGCCACGATGAACGCCGAGACTCGTTCGGCCCTCCCCGCTGGCGACCCTGCCGAGATGCTCAAGACCCTTACCGGGGGGGTGCCTAAATACTCAATGGCTGAGAACCCCGGTGATGACGAGGGCGAACCTAAGCTAGACAAGCCCGACTTCGGTGGTAAGCCCGAATGAGCATCCGCAAGATCAAGGCGAACAACCTCGCCAAGATAGATGTCATCGACGGTGCTACTTCAACATTCCTGAAGGAAGTCGAACGATCTCTAGCGCGTCTGAATGTCAAGGTAGTGGTCTGGACTAAAGACCTCTCAGGGGGTGATCGGATTCAGTCTAACCTGCGGAACATATCTCGTGCTGTCACTTCGCGAGCGCAGCTTGAGGAGATGCTTCTCGAATCGGGGTATCGGGATGCCACGACCAAGCTGATGCTCGCCTACGACAAGGTGGCCGACCTCTCCATGAAGGGAGCCCGCCTCGCCGGGATTAACGATCCTTTCTCGCAGACCGATGCCCGAGCTATCACCGCTATGCGAACGCTCGACCTCTCTAGGTGGGAACGCCAGGGCGAGGAGCTTGCCTCTATTCTTCAGCAAGGGATCATGGACTCGGTAGTCTCCGGCTCCTCGTTCAACGACCTCTCCGACCGCATCTCTAAAGTCCTCCTAGGCGACGGCGAGGACAACCCCGCGGGGGATACAACTGTCGTCACAGTTTCAATCCGATCACAAAAGAAGTACTATCCGAACTGCAGGAACAGGAGGCAGTGGCATGAGAGAATTTTTCGATCTTCTGAAGGGGGCCGCTTTGGTCGCTGGATTCGCGGTGTTCGGGACGCTCGCCCTATGGCCCGCAGCACCATCGAGCATCTCGTACCTGAGTCACAAATGAAGAAAGAGAACCCTCTACCGAAGGCGAAGAAGGAAGTCAGCCAGGCCGTCATATTCGAGGCAGTTCTCCTCGCGGCTATCGAGCAGATGGGCCGAAGCAAGAACAAGGGCAAGTCACGGGGGAAGCGATAATGGCGAAATCGAGCGAGAAGGTCTTGAGCAATCCGAATGTGGAAATCCCCACCGAGGCGGTCGGACTGTCTCAGCGCATCGAGGCCCGTCTTGATATGGTCCTCCGCGAACTTGTCGAGGTCCGGCGCGAGAACGCCTCGCTTCAGGACTATGTGAAGCGCATGGTTCGTCGCAACAGGACGATCTCCTGAGCAATCAATTTACGGCGGCGGTGAGTCCCGACCATAACAGGGGCGCGGTGGTCCTATCCACCATAACCAAGAGGGAGGCGTAAAATGGCTGACAAAGAAGTCGTGATGGACGCGAAGCCGGAGATTAAGCCGGAGATCGAACCGAAGAAGGAAGCGAAGGGTGAGATCATCACTCAGTCGCGTCTGGACGCGGAAGTCGCTCGCCGTCATGACGCGGAGAAGAAGCTCGAAGCCTTGACCGTGAAGCAGGACGAGGACTCAAAGGCCGCGCTCGTCGCTCAGAACAACTTCAAGGCACTGTGGGAGAAGGACGCACCGAAGGCGAAGCTGGCCGACGAAATGGCCGTTAGCATCGAGGCGTACTTCACCGAGGAATCGGACGGACTCTCCGATGAGCAGAAGTCCCTTATCCCTGAAGGGGCTGTTCATTCGCGCCTCGCTTGGTTGAAGAAGGCGAAGAAGGCAGGGATATTCGGAACGCTGAACCCGACGGATAAGTCGTTCAACGGCAAGCCGCGCGGTGGTGTCACTCCCGACAAGTGGTACTTGGAGATCAAAAGCGATGACGACCGTATGTCAACGCTGACGACCCCCCAGTACCTCGAACGGAAGGCCCACCTCGCGCCTGTGGTTGGCGGTGCTGTCCGAGGCGGGTTCTAGCGTCGTAGACTGATAGGAGCGTAAACATTATGGCGATCACGGGTTCGTCGGACCTCGGGAAACTCATCCCGAGCGAAGTTCTTCAGGAGGCTCGCCTCGCGTTTCAGTCCAACGCGGATGTGCTTCCCCTCATCAACATCTCCGATCTCTCCGGCAAGCCCGGAAAGACCGCTGACTTCCCGATCTACAACACCGTCGCCGTCACGACCCCCAGCAACGAGACCACGGATGTCACGACCAACAGCGCGATCACCCCGACCTTCGCGACGCTGACGGTTCGCCGCCAGACGGCGCGCGTGGACATCTCGGACCTCGCCCAGGAGTCCGTTTCCGGTGAGGCCCCGTCCGTCACGGCGGGTCGCCTGATCGGCATGGCCCGCATCAAGGC